TCTTGGGTCTTTGACGTAGGCGTTGGGGTAGAGTTCATGAGCTCTTCTTGATTTACCAGCTCCTGGAAGTCCCCATAGCCATAAAACTGATACGGAGGGACGTTCGATTGCAGGTTTGATTGAAAGGGCGTTTCTGAGCATGTTATGCCCAGAGAAGATGTACGTTCCGGGGAAGGAATGGGCGAACTCAGCCACTCCAGCAGCTCCGCGTCCGACGGCAACCATGAAGTCGGTGGCGAGTGCGTCGCGGGTGGGGGGACGTCCTCCGTTGGTAGGGAGTTCGCCTCCTTCTGTAAAATCTTCAGCTTTGCTGCAGTAGTCTCTGTTCTGTTTAGGATTACCTTTAGATCTCTCGATGTGCGCTCTGAAGCCAAGGAGACGTCTGAGAGCATCGAAAGTATGCTGTCTCTTAAACGTGGCGTAGCCTTGGAGGTGCGGAGTACCCTGTTCACCGATCTCTCGACCAATGATCCAGTACTTTGCTTCTTTTTGGAAGAAGCCCTCGAGGCGCGTGATATCGGCATCCTCATAGTTGTTGAGGGTAAAGCAGACTGCTTTGAGACGGGGGGAAGTGGTAGGCATGTTGTAAGTTGTAAACGGTTGCGTGTTTATTTATAGAGTACAGGGGCAAGGGGCAAGGGGTTTGTGGGGTAATACTAAGCCCACAACCCCTAGTACCTTGCTTGAGAAGATTACATATTTAAGTCGGGAGGTCGGTAACCGCGAACGTCAGGTTATGACCAAACGTGCAAGTAAGGGTTTCCCCTGCTGTATCGATGTCCATGGATTGTCCGCAGTATATTCCCCAAATCGGAGTGTAGTGCGCACCGCGCTGAAAATTGGCACAGTCGATCTTGACGGGCTTGATTTTATAGAATACGCTTACGTCTTGTCCTTGCTGTAGTGATACCTGCTTGTCTATTACTGGTCGATACATGTACTGGTCAAAGTCTGGAGCTTGCGTGATGTCCCATCCTATCGGTCTTGCACCTGCTCCGGTAATTGCAGTAAGCCAGTCCTGCACGGTATTGGATACCGCGCTGTCAGTAGTGTTACGCATTGATCCTTTGACCCAGAAGAGTTGGATACGTACGTTAACCGTATCTGCTTGTGGATTGGCCACTGTGATGAAAAGTCTTCCACCACGTAATACAACGGTGATGGGATCGAATATGCCGGCACCGGGAGCCTGTTGCCATATGGGTGTGATCCCGAAAGAAGGGTCGTTCATACCACCTGCGGTTTTCCAGAACTCTGTGCCGGCTGCCATGTTAAGTGCGTTCACTAAAGTGTACGTGGTCGTGGTTGTTCCTGCTGGCGTAGCAGCAGTGGCGTTTTGAGCCAGACTTGATCTGTACTTCGCCATCATTTGAGTATCCCGCCATAGTATGTTTCTCCATGTCTTCCTTGGTACCTTACGGGACCTTGAACGGAAAGCGTTGGATGGTGCTAAAGAACGGCTGGTTGTAGCAATCGAGTTTTTAGAGCTTCGTCTCTTACCTCTCTTGATACGTTTCACTTTGCGTGTTCTTCCGAAAACGGGCATTCGTTTGCGTTTCGCCATATGTTTTCATTTGGGCGGGGGGGTATTTATAGGGAAGGGCGTGTGCCGTGGGCTTCGCCCCCGTGTTCGACTAGCAGTGTATCTAGCTGATCCTCAGTCCGCGGGGGACCCGCGGATGAGGCGCTTCGTCACACCTGCAGGTCCGAACATACCTTTCCCGGACCAATTGACACGATCAAGTATTTCAGTTATAGAGTCCATTGAACATTAACTTAAAAATTAGATAAGTTGGTAGTGTTACATGTTTATTTCTTCGAGCTCTATGCGTCGATACAGAGCATCCATCTGAGGATGTGGTACACCGTCTTTGTCTTTGAAGCAATCGCTTGGTTCAAAGTTAGACGTTACAATAAAATTACATGCGTACAGTGGAATCATTCCACCTTTGGTTTCAACATTACACTTGTACCGGTCGAACCACCTGAGGAGATGGTTGATATCTATCCCCATAGGTCCGAAGTCATCTATGATTACATCTGTTTCACACATGTACCCGTTCCACCACTTGGTTCTTGGGTCTTTGACGTAGGCGTTGGGGTAGAGTTCATGAGCTCTTCTTGATTTACCAGCTCCTGGAAGTCCCCATAGCCATAAAACTGATACGGAGGGACGTTCGATTGCAGGTTTGATT